GGTCCTCAAGGTGCTAGGCTTCGAGGTGACGGCCGCGGGCGCCAGGGTTCTTAGGGGACACCGTCCCGACGGAAAAGTACATGTGGTGTTAGCGAACAGTTAACATATACGAGAAATAGCGATTGCAACGCAACAAGGACGGCCCTCAACCGTCCTTTTCTCGTGTGGTTTGAGGGGCGCTGGAGGGCGCAGATAATGCAAAAAACATGTAAACATTGCGGGAAGATTTTTGAACGCGTCCAGGTTGCTCAAAAATTTTGTTCAAAAGAGTGCGCCGCTGAAGCCGTGTGGAATCGTAAATATCCTGGGCAAATCAGGAGCACAGAGAATCGGTGCAAAGAGTGCGGGAGGCTGTTTGAAAAAATACATAACGCCCGGAAGTATTGCTCTTATGAGTGCCAATACAAACACTCTGAAAAGTCAGGGACTATGCATCTAACAAAACCGCCCGGATGGGTTTATCAAGGAGCGTGTCCGCAGTGTGGGAAAAAGTTTGAATCAGGGCGCGAGAGAAAATACTGTTCAGACGAATGCCAACGCCAATTCCATTTGGGCGTTGCTCGCGCAGGGCGTCATCTACATAAACCGTTATGCGCGCAGTGTGGCGAAGAGCTTCCGCTGTATCGGATAAAGTTTTGTTCCAACAAATGTGTTGCTAAACACTACCGCAAGACAGACGTGGTCCCATTAACTGACGAAATCGTTAAGAGCAGAATAATCAAAAAATTCGACAACATTGAGCATGTGAGCGGACACACAAGCAACGGAACGCTGGTTGTTCGATGCAAGGATTGCAACAATGAGTTTAACATCAACGAGCAGCAGACAAGGAAAGCGGACCATGTGCAGTGCCCACACTGTGCTGAGCGGGCCGCGGAATTAAAGAGAAAAGCAAAGCAAGATGTAGTGGACAGAAACAAGCTGATAAACAGGATTATCTCGCTGATTAAAAAGCGGGAAACAGCGCTAAACGACTTAGAGCACAAGACGCGGCTGTGCGTTGTCTGTGGAAATGAATTTATTGCGCGACATGGCAACAGGCTTGCTTGTTCTGAAAAATGCGAGAGGAAACTTAAAAGGCAATGCAAACATACGCGCAAAGCCATGAAAAAGTGTAACGGTAGAATAGACCGTGACATTTCTCTGGAGGGGCTAATTAAGCGAGATAGAGGCGTTTGCCATATATGCGGCCGCAAGTGCGACAAACGCGACTTTGTGATTGATGCAAACGGAAGCTACGTTGCCGGCCCAAATCATCCAAGCATTGACCATTTGCTTCCGCTGTCAAACGGAGGAACGGATACTTGGGACAACATAAAACTGGCTCATCACAAGTGTAACTGGGTAAAAAGCAACCATCAATATTACGAGAAGGCAAGCGGCCAAATGATGCTTGCTATATGACGGCGCGAAAGGAGGAGCAAAATGCCGGGATCAGCAAAACCTACTAATTTGCTCCGCCTTGAAGGCCGTGGGCATAGGACCAAAGCGGAGTTGGAGTATCGGGAGCGTGGCGAGAAGGCCTTGTCTGTTGGCGGCGCGATCAATGAAAGCGCGCAAGTCAAGGCAGACAAAATCGCTCATGCTGAATTCCTGCGCCTGAAACGGTTGTACTCAAAGATTGAGTTCGTGGACGCGCTGGATCAGCAAATTATAAATCAGTATTGCTCCGAGGTCTCCAACATATACAAGCTGCAAGAAATGCTTGTTAACTTGAACAGCGACCTCCAGAGCGTGGAAACTTTTGAGGAGCGCGTGAAGATATATGACCTGATTCGTCTGACAAATGTGGCGATACACAAAAGCAAAGAACTGATGCTTAAGTACGGTGACCGGCTCCTGCTGAACCCGGCCGCGCGGATCCGGGCGGTGCCCAAGACGCCGCCAAAGGAAGAGAAGCCGAGCGGCATGGCGGCGTACATGGCAAAACGAGCAGAGAGTTGAAAACGGGCGGACGGTGAGGAGGAGTGGCGTTTAATGAGGCGAAGGCGCGTGAAGTCATCGAGTTCATTGAGTTGCTGCACTTGACTGATGACTTTTACGGGCAGCCGTTTATACTGCAGGGCTGGCAAAAAGAGGTCATCAGCCAGGCGTACGGCACGATCGGCGACGATGGATACCGGCAGTACAGGCGCGGATATTTGGAGATCCCGAAGAAGAACGGTAAGACGACCCTGATCGCGGCGCTCGGGCTATACCACCTGGTCTGCGACCCGCCTGGCGGACAGATCTTCTGCTGCGCGGCCGAGAAGGAACAAGCCGGCATCTCATACCGCGCGGCCAAGTCCATGATCGAGCAGGACGAGGCGCTGGCGGAGATGCTGAAGATCGTTGACAGCAAGAAGGAGATCCACAACCGGAAGACTGGATCGTTTCTCAAGGTGCTGTCTGCCGAGGCTTACTCCAAGCACGGCCTGAATCCGTCCATCATCATCTTTGACGAGCTGCACGCCCAGCCCAACCGCGACCTGTGGGATACGATGACCTTCGGGGCTAGCTCGACCCGAAAACAGCCCTTGCACTGGACGATCACGACCAGCGGCGACGATCCGGACCGGCGCAGCGTAGGATGGGAACAGCACGAATTGGCGCAAAAGGTCATTGAAAACCCTGACCTTGACCCGACAATGTACGCCCGGATTTACGGTGCGCCAGATGACGCCGATATATACGACGAGGCTGTCTGGTACGCCTGCAACCCGTCATTGGGCGTGACAATCTCGATCGAGACGATCCGAAGCGAGGCGCTTGCCGCAAAGAACAGCGAGTCGGTTGAGCGGCTGTTTAGGTGGCTGAGGCTAAATCAGTGGATCGCGTTGAAGCGGACCGGCTGGCTGCCCATCACACTGTGGGATCAGACCGAGCGGGACTGGGACGCGGCGGACCTGCTGGGCGAGCGCTGCTATGTGGGGCTGGACCTCTCGTCCACAACTGACCTGACCGCGGCGGTCTGCGTCTTTCCACCCTCGGACACGCACGACGACTGGCGACAAATCACCTATGCCTGGGCGCCTCAAGCCAATATGAGGGAAAGAGAGACCAAGGATCATGTCCCTTATGAAAAGTGGGCAAGGGAAGGGTATCTGAGCGCGACGCCAGGGGACGTCGTCGACTACGGGCTGGTCGCGGCAGAGCTTGCGGCGATCAATCTGCGCTATGAGGTGGTCCACTTTTTCAGCGATCCGTGGAGATTAGAGTATCTTAGGCAGCTCCTGCCGGAGGAGATTCAGGTCAAGTTTGTGGAGATCCCGCAGACCATGGCGGGGATGAGCTGTGGGATGAGCGAGATCGAGCGGATGATGAGGACAGGGGAATTGACGCACAACCGAAACCTGGTGGCCAGGTGGTGCTTCGGCAATGTCCGGGTCGCGGTGGACGGCAACGGCAATCAGAAACCGATGAAAAACAAGTCCATTGAGCGGATCGACTGCACAGTGGCGCTGATCAACGCGATGGCCGGCGCGATCAAGATGGAGCCGAAAAGAAGCGTTTATGAGCTGCGCGGGCTGCGATCAATAGGATAGTGGGGTGAGCAATTGAAATTCAAGCTATTTGGGCGGACATTTGAAATCAAAGCGTCCACCACTACCCTGGCGGCTCTGCAGAGCGATGCTGGCTGGGTGGCCTATCTGGCCGGGCTGGGCTACGCGGTCAGCACCGATACGGCGCTGCAGATCAGCGCGGTGTTCCGCTGTGTGGATATTATTTCCAAGACAATCGCTGCTTTGCCCTTGCACCTTTTCAAAAACACGGACAAAGGCAAAGAGAAGGCGACGGACCACCGTGTATATCCGCTGGTGTATGCGCTGCCCAACCATCAGACCACGTCGTACGAGTTCTGGCAGATGTACGTCGCAAACTTACTTATGACGCGGGGTGCCTTCGCAAAGATCGAGCGCGACCGCAAAGGGTACATCACCGCTCTCTGGAACATCCCGACGGTCCGGGTGAGCGGCGTTTACATTAACGACGTAAATGGCGAGCCTTTTATCGACGTGCAGCTGGGTGAGGGCAGGACGGAGCGGCTGCGGGAAGGAGAGTTCCTCCACACACCGGGCTTCCTGTTCAACGACCGGACCACGCCGAATGATCCTATGGCGCTAGCGGCAGAGGTGCTGGGCCTGACTTCAGCGGTTGCGAGCTACGCGAAACAGGCAGTCAACGGAGTTTCCCCTGGCGGCTTCATTGAGTATCCCGCGGGCTTGAGCGACAAAGCGTATGCAAGATTTAAAGCTGATTTCGAGGCCAACTACAAGGGCGCGCAGAACGCCGGAAAGTTCCTGTTCCTCGAGGAGGGCGGCAAGGCGGCGATGTTCGAGCGCGACATGGAGAAGATGCAGGTCCTCGAGAGCCGCAAGTGGGCCGTCACGGAGGTCTGCCGCATCTTTGGAGTGCCGGCCCATTTGTGCATGGACATGGAGCACGCGACCTTCTCCAACATCGAGCAGCAGAGCCTGGAGTATGTGCGTGACTGCATCAACCCGATGAGCGTGCGCCTGGAGCAGTCGATGTACCGCGACCTGCTGACTGAGACTGAGCGGTCCGCTTACTATTTTAAATTCAATACCAACGCGCTGCTGCGCGGCGACACGCAGACCAGGGCCAGCTACTACAACACGATGCGGCAGACCGGCGTGATGAGCGCCAATGAGGTGCGGAGGCTTGAGGATTTCGACGAGAAGCCGGAGGAGTCAGGCGCAGACGACCTGCATGTCAACGGCAACATGATCACGCTGGGCAACGCGCGGGCGAACATCCCCAAGGGCGCGCAGAAAGGGGCCACGACGGCATGACAAAGTTCTGGGAATTCAAGGCGCTCGCCGAGAAACGGGGCGAGTTGTACCTGTACGGTGAAATCAGCGGCACATCCTGGTACAAGGACGATATCACGCCGTCGCACTTCATCAAGGACCTGGCCGCCCTCGGCGAGATCGACGTGCTTGACGTGTACCTGAACAGCCCGGGAGGTGATGCGTTCGCCGGGATCGCGATCTACCACGCCCTGAAGCGGCATCCTGCGACGGTCAACGTGCATGTGGATGGTATCGCGGCCAGCGCGGCCAGTGTCGTGGCGATGGCCGGGGACCGTATCGTGATGCCTCGCGCGGCCACGATGATGATACATCAAGCCTGGGGCGTCGGGATGGGTGGGAAGACAGACTTGAGGGCACTGGCCGACGAGCTTGAGCGCCTCGATGGTCAGTTGGCAGGAATATATGCGGCCAGGACTGGCAAAGACGCGGCAGTCATCAGTGCTTGGATGCAATCAGAGCGCTGGATGAATGGTGATGAGGCTTTGGCGGACGGCTTTGCGGACGAGGTTGAAGCGGACAGGCAGATCGCCGCATGCGTGGATGTGGAGAAGCTTTTCGCCCGCTACCTACATCCACCTTGGAAAGAGCCTGAAAAAGAGGCAGAACCCACACCGAAAGCCGCCGAACAGGGCGGTTTTTCAATGCCTGAAAACGGGGAGGTTATTCCTCAGCCCGTATCAGATAAAACCACGTCACCCATGACGGAACAACGCAGACGATTCGACAAACTTAAACTAAAAATGCTGGAGGTATGAAAACACCATGGTCAAGATGTTTGAACTGACGCAAAAGAGGGCGTCCCTGACTGAAAACATCCGGGCGCTGATGGACAGATACGACGGCGCCGAAATGCCCGCCGAGGACAAGGAAATTCTGTCCAGGCTGGAAACCGACTTTGACGCGCTGAACGCGAAAATTGGCGCCGAGCAGAGGCAGCTGGACAGGGAGCGCGTCATCGGCGAGAAGGCCGCGGAGGCCGCCGCTGTGGGCAACCCGAAAAAGGCCGAGCAGCTGGAGGCCTTCAAAGCCTACCTTTCGCACGGCACGCCGCAGACCGCGCAGATCTACGCCGCGCTGCAGCAGGACAACCCGACCCAGGCAGGTTACCTGGTGGCGCCGGAGCAGTTTGTGTCGGAGCTGATCAAGGAGCTGGCGGACGCCACCTTCATGCGGCAAAAGGCAAGGGTCCTGCCTCCGCTGCGGGGCGCGCAGAGCCTTGGATATCCCGTGCGCACAGCCGGGATGAGCTCCTTCGCTTGGGGCACTGAAATTCAGACGCCGACCGCCGACAGCACGCTGGCCTTCGGCAAGCGCGAGTTCAAGCCAAGGGTTGGCACGTCGGAAATCCTGGTGTCCAAGACCCTGATCCGCAATGTGTCCAACGCGGACGCGCTGATCAGGGCGGAGATCGCCGAGGAAGTCGGCGCGGCCCTGGAGACTGCCTACATGACCGGCGATGGCGCGACCGAGCCGCTGGGGGTCTTTACCGCCAGTGTGGACGGCATTTACACGGACCGAGACGTCAGCACCGGGAATACCGCGACCGAGATCAAGTTCGACGGCCTGCTGGAAGCGAAATATGCCGTCAAGGACAAGTACCAGAAAAACGCGGAGTGGATCTTCCATCGCACGGGCGTCAAGCAGCTGGCGAAGCTGAAGAACAGCGACGGCCAGTATGTCTGGCAGCCGAGCGTCGTGCTGGGCACGCCGGACCTGCTCCTGGGCAAGCCGGTCAACATCTCTGAGGTCGCGCCGAGCACCTTCACCACCGGCCAGTACGTGGGCATCTACGGTGACCTCAAAAACTACTGGATCGTGGACAGCCTTGCCATGGAGATCCAGGCCCTTGCGGAGCTCTACGCCCGCTATAACCAGATCGACTATCTCTGCCGCATTGAGACGGATGGGGCCCCTGTGATGTCGGCCGCCTTCTCCCGCGTGAAGCTCGGCTGATCTGACTAAAAAGAGAGGTATGGGAAAATGATCGGATCTATCCTGAAGGAATGCAAGATCGTCAAAGTCGAGGACAGCGTGAGCACGGGCCAGGCGACCACGGTCGGTGAGATTGTGGACATGGCCGGCTTTGGCGGCGCGTGCTTCATCTACAAACTGGGCGCGGTGACCGACGCCGGCGCCGTGACGCTGAAGATTTACCAGGGCACGGACGCGACGGTGTCCGATGTGGCGGAGTTGTCCGGGGCAAGCGCCGCGATCGCGGTCGCGTCCAGCGACTCCGAGCAGATGCTGGTGGTGGACGTCATCAAGCCGCGCGAGCGCTACCTGCGTCCGACCATCGTGACGGCGACGCAGGACAGCGAGATCGACTGGGGCGTCTGCATCCTGTACAACCCGTCGGAAATCCCGGTGACGCAGACCTCCGGTATCGACGCGTCTACGCTGGTCGTCAGCCCGGCGGAAGCGTAAGGGAGGGAGAATAAATGGCACTGCCAAACGGATGGAACACTTTTCCGAACGCCTGGCGCTTTGACGACATCGCGGGCGGCGTAGGCAGCATCGGCACAACCTACTATGTGGACTGCAACGCGGGCGCGGACACCAACGACGGCCTGAGCTGGGCGTATCCCATGAAGAAGCTGTCGGTGGCGCTGGCTGCGTCGCACGCCAACATCGCGGCGGATTCGACCGGCTGGGCCAGCCGCAACCGGATCTTCTTCAAGGGCGACCAGACGGCCACTGCTGAAGGCGAGAACCTGACCAAGCTCGCCCAGAAAACCGATATCATCGGCGTGGGCAGCACGGACTGGAAACACAAGCCGCAGTTGATCGGCAACCATACGGTCACGGCCGGCACGCAGTACCTGGGCTGCCGCTTCATCAACGTGGCCTTCCATGGCCCGGTGCTGTCCGGGGGAGACATCTTCACCGTCACGGGCCAGCACGGCCTCAGCTTCATCGGCTGCACCTTTGACGGGACCTCCACCATGCCGGCGACCGCCGCGCTGCTGATGACCGCCTGCCAGATGCTGACGGTCAAGGACTGCGTCTTCTTCGGGGCGTTCAGCGATGCGGTCATCGAGATCGCCGCGGGCGCGGCAGACAACCTGGTCATCGAGGGCAACCACATCCAGGGCGCGAACATGGGGATCGACATCTCCGACTCCGCGACTTTCTCCGCCGACCGCTACGGCCTGATCAGGAACAACATCTTCAACGTCACGACGATCATCGTCAACGACGCCGCGGGCAAGTCTGTCATTGTGGACAACACCGGCTGCACGGCCGCGGCCAAAGAGGTCGAGACGGTCCTGGTCTCCGGCACCGGCCTGGCGGCCAACAACAACTTCGGCAACGCGACGGGCTGGGGCGTGTATCCCGCGGTCGCGGCGATCACCTAAGAAAGGGCCTGACATGAAATACGCAGTATCGACCGCGCCGTCCGTAGAACCGCTGCATATTGCGGAGGTGAAGCTTCATCTCCGCACAGTGACGGGTGACACATCGGAGGACTCCATGCTGATCAGCCCGCTGATCACGGCGGCGCGGGAGTACTGCGAGAACATCACCGGGCTGGCTTTGGCGGCGCAGACCATCCAGGCATACCCCGACACCTGGGGGCTGTGGAGATTGCCGCGGCCCCCTATTACCAGCATCACAAGCATCAAGTACTACGACATCGACGACGCCGTCGCCACCATGGCGGCGGCTGACTACCAGCTGGACGCCGTGGGTGGCCTGGTCAATGTCCTTGAGCGGCCGGCGACGGACCTAAGGGACTTAAACCCCATCGTGATCGAGTATGTGGCCGGCTATACGACCTGCCCGATGGCGGTCCGCCAGGCCATGCTTCTGCTGATCGCGCACTGGTACCAAAACCGCGAGGCCGTGATGGTAAGCACGGGAAGTTATTCCCAAAGCGCGGAGGTGGCCGTGGGCGTCCAAAGGCTGCTGAACCAGTACAAAGTGTGGTGGTCCTAAATGGCGAAGACGGCAAACGCAGGGGAGATGAGGACCCGCATCACGGTCAAGCAGCTGACGCCCGGCATCGACGCGGACGGCTATCCGACGGAGACCTGGACCAACGTGCTGGGCGGCACGACGATGTTCCGCTGCAAATGGAAGCCGGGCTGGGGCACAGAGGTGCTTGAAAACGACCGGCTGAACCTGGGGCAGACCGCCGTCGCTACGCTGAGGTACACGAGCCTGATCGACCAGCGCTGCAGGGTCTGGTATGAGAACGACGCGCAGACGGACGCTAATGCGTGGTTCATCGTCAACGTGACCGACCCGGAGGAGCGGCGGGCCTTCCTTGAGATCACGCTTCGAAAGGCGGTGGTGGCGTGAGCGTGGAAAGCGACCTGATCACCGCGCTGTCGGCGACCGGCCTGCCCGTTGCGCTTGATTTGTACACCGGGACCGCGACGACCTACATCGTGTTTGACTACCACTCAACGGCCATCTGGCACCAGGACGACGCGCCGGAGTACGAGCAGGTGTGGATATCTGTGAGCCTGCACGCGCCGGCCACGACCAACTTGACGGCGCGGATCGCGCAGATCAAGGCGCTGCTGTTCGCGGGAGGATACGCTTACCCGGACGTCCTGAATTTGACCACTAAAGAGTACGGCAGGCACGTCGTCTTTGAGACACAGATCCGGGAGGCGGTGGTGTAGTGGCGGACACGATCGAGACAAGGGGCTTCCTTGAGCTGACAGAAGAGATCGAGAAGATGGCGGATCTTTTTATCGACACGGGCGGCGAGGCGAGCGGGCTGGCGGGCATCGTCAAGGCGGGCGCTGAGGTAGTCCTCGCGCAGGCGAAACTCAACGCGCCGGTCGGGGAGACGGGCAACCTGCAAAAAGACTTGAAGGTCGTCATGAAGAGCAAGGGCGCCCGCATCAAGGCGAGGGTCGGCGTGCAGAAGGGCGACAAGGCATTTTACGCGACCTTCGTCGAGTTCGGCCATGGCGGCCCGCATCCCGCCGGCCCGCACCCTTTTCTCAAGCCCGCGATGGACCTGAAGCGCGAAGAAGCGCTGTCGGTCATCAAGGCAGGGCTGAAGGCAAAGCTAAATAACATTGTATGAGGTGAAAAACATTGTCCATTAAAAGCACTATTGGTTTGAAGGACCTCGTCACGGCTGAGCTGCTGACGGACGACTCCACCGAGACCACGTACGGCGCAGTCGAGGACGTCGTGTCGGCGATCAACATCGAGGTCAAGGATGACAGCGGAGACGCAGACGTCCAGTACGCGGATGATTCCGAGTACGATCGGCTGTACGGGCTGCCCAAAATGAGCTTTTCCATGGAAATGGCGGACATCCCGCCCGCCATGCAGGCGAAGTTTTTCGGGCACGCGACCGACACCTATGGAGTCGTGGTCGCCAGCCAGGACGACGAGCCGCCCTACAGGGCGTTCGGCTTCAAGAGCAAAAAGGCGGACGGCGCGTACCGCTACGTCTGGCTGCTGAAATGCATCCCGCAGAAGCGCGCGGGCGACCACAGCCACAACACGGAGCAGGGAGACAAGGTCGAAAGGCAGACCAGCAAGGTCGATTTTGATGTCGTGCCGACCATCTACACCGGCGAGTACCAGTACATGGTGGACGACGACAACGCGAGCTTCACCAGCAAGAAGGCGACCTTCTTTGACGCGCCGTATGACGCGACCCTTGGCACCGACATCGAGATCAGCGTGCAGCCGCTTGACCAGTACCTGGTGGGCAACGCGGGCGGCAGCCTGACGCTGACGGCCAGCAACACCCCGACCTATCAGTGGTACAAGGGCACCGATAAGACCTATGGAACTGGCGTTGCGTCGGCCTACACGGGCAACGACGGCGCGACCCTCACCATCCCGACCAACATCACAGTCGAGACGACGCACTACTTCTACTGCAAGTGCAGCAAAGCGGGCTACCGAGACGTGTACAGCGATATCGCTGTCATCATCGTCGGAGCAGCGCCGTAAGAGGGGCGGGGAGGGGCTCCGGCCTCTCCCCTTTTCCTGGATTCAAAGGAGGATATATGATAGGGATCAAGTTGGGAGATAAGAAGTATACTGTGCCAACGATAACAGGGCGCGCCATGCGCGAGATCGGCGGCATGGATAGTCTGTACAAGCGGGCAAGCGACAACGAGGCGATCCCGCCCAAAGACATGGATACGGCGGTGGAGTGGCTGTGTTTGTTGTTTAAAAACCAATTCACACCGGACGAGGTGTATGACGAGTATCCGGTCGACCGCTTCTGGATCGACATATTCACGATTTACCTGGCCGTCAAAAACTGCGTGGCAGACAGGCTCAGCGAATTCCCTACACAGCCCGAAACGGAGGAGACAGCGAAAAGCTGACCACGTTTCGGGACGTGATGATGACGCATTACGACGCGCTGCTGCTGGGCGGCTGGAAAATGAACGAGATCGACGACATGGACTTCCTCGGATACATCGACGTGCTGGTGTGGCGGGCCAAACGGGACAATGCCGTCAAGATAATCTCCATTGACGAGTGTCCACTGTTTAGTTTGACGGAGGCGAAATAATTGGCTGAATCATTGAGAGAGCTCGTTGTCTCGCTGACGCTGGACGCCGGCTCGTTTACGTCACAGATAAAAGCGGCCAATACCGCCGTCAAGCAGGCAGAGGCCAACTTTAAACTGGCCGGGGCAGGCGTGTCAGGCTTTGGCAGTTCACTGGCCGGGGCGCAGGCCAAGGCCGCTATGCTGACAAGCAAGCTCCAGGCGCAAAACCAAGTCATTACAAAAACAAAGGCAAGCCTGGACGCGAGCAAGGCGGCGCTTGAAAAAAACCAGGCGCAGCAGGTCACGCTGGCGCAGAAGATCGACGCGACCAGGAAAAGCTATGAAACAGAGGCGGCGGCCACCGGGAAAAGCAGCGCGTCGTCTCAAGCACTGGCTGCAGACCTCAAAAAGCTGGAAGGCCAGGAGAAGGCGCTGCAGAAGCAGGCGACGGGCCAGGCCGCGGCTGTCAAACAGGGCGAGCTAGCGCTGACCAACGCGTCCGCCGCCGCGAAGGAGACGGAGGCCGCGCTGCGAAGCGCCAACGCCGAGGTTGCAAAGGCCTCATCACTCTGGACCAAGCTTGGCGCGGCGTCAGCAAGCGCGCAAAAGGCGCTGGCGTCAGCCGGGCAGAAGCTGAGCTCAGTCGGCCGCAAGATGACGATGGGGCTGACGCTTCCCATCGTGGCGGCGGGCACCGCGGCGTTGAAAGCCTCCATCGACTGGGAAGACGCGTTTGCCGGCGTGCGAAAAACGGTGGATGGCACGGCCCAGCAGATGAAGACCCTGGAAGACGGCATTATCAACATGTCGAAGGAGCTGCCGTCGTCGGCAGTCGCCATCGCGCAGGTCGCGGAGAACGCCGGGCAGTTGGGCATCAAGACGGACAACATCCTTGGCTTCACCCGCGTCATGGTCGACCTGGGCGAAACGACCAACCTGTCCGCGGACGAGGCCGCGATCGCGCTGGCGCAGTTCGCGAACATCACGCAAATGAGCCAGACCGACTTTGACAGGCTGGGCGCGACGATCGTCGACCTTGGCAACAAGTACGCGACGACCGAGGCAGACATTGTGGCCATGTCCACACGGCTGGCCGGCGCGGGCAAGCAGGTCAAGATGAGCGAGGCGAATATCCTCGCCATAGCGGCCGCCATGGCTTCTGTGGGCATTGAGGCCGAGGCGGGCGGCTCTGCCATGTCCAAGGTCATGCTGAACATCGACATGGCCGCGGCAAAGGGCGGAGGCGCCATATCAAAATACGCCAAGGTCGCCGGGATGAGCGCGAAGGATTTCGCGGCGGCGTGGAAATCAGACCCGGCCGCGGCGCTGTCGTCCTTTGTGACCGGCCTGAGCTCCATCGAGGCGAAGGGCGGAAACGTCGCCCTGACGCTTGAAAAGCTCGGCTATACAGAGGTCCGGACAAGGGACGCCCTGCTCAGGCTGACCGGCGCCAGCGGGATGCTGTCAAGCGCCCTGGGCGTGGCAGACAAGGCCTGGGATGAGAACAGCGCGCTGACCAACGAGGCGAGCAAGCGGTACGCCACAAACGCCAGCAAACTGAAGATGCTGAAGAACCAGGTGGTCGCCACCGGCATATCGTTTGGAAACGCGATGACCCCTCACCTTGAAGCCGCTATGGGCGCTATTACAGGAATCATCGACGGATTTGCCAAGATGGACGTAGGCCAGCAGCAAATGGTCATCTCCATGCTGGCTGTCACGGCCGGCATCGGTCCGCTTCTGTCCGGCCTTGGTAAAATCGCGACAGGCGCGTCCACGCTGTTGAAGGTATTTTCGGGGCCGGCCGGATGGATCGCGCTGGCTGCTGCCGCCCTGATCGGGCTGGGCATCGCCATCAACAACGTTGAGACGCCCACAAAGAAGCTTGATAAGACGCTGAAGGGCATCAAGCTGGAGGTCGATCCGGAGGCGGCCGTTGGAATCACCGCGGCCATCAATAACGGCATCGATGCAGCGAAAAAACTGCACTCAATCACAGTGTCCGTGACGGCAGACACCGACAAAATCAAAGAACAGCTTGAAGCGGCGTTTGCGGACGGAAAGTTTACGCGGGCCGAGTATAATGCCGCGAAAAAGTTTATCAATGACATCGTTGCCAAGGATATCAAGCTCGCAAAGGCAGACCTCAAACTAAGGGTTGCGGATTTCAGGAAAACGTTGGATGGGGCCATTGATGAGATGGGCAATCCCGTCTTTTCCGAGGAACGCAAGGCAGAGCTGACCGCGGCCGTAACGGCAGAAACCACCGCCCTGATCACACAGTTGGAAGGTTACAAAGAAGACTACAACGCTTTGCTCACGGAAATCTACAAAGGCAAAGACACGCCCACGCAGGCGGAGATCGACAAACTGAACGAGCTGCTCGCAAAGATCACTGAAATCAGGATCCAGCTGCAGGCGGAGCAACAGCAGGCCATCCTGGTGGCGCAGATGTACGCCGAGCTTGCGCTGGCAGGCGAGGGCGGCCCGGAGGCAACTGCACAGGGCATCGCGTTCACGAAGGAAACAGCTGACCTGACGGCAGAGGACATGGTCGCCCAGCTTAACACAGAGCTCGCCGCAAACCAGGAGATCATCAACGCGATCAGAGCGTCCGGCGAAGACAGCGCCAAGATTGAAGCTGAAGTGGCCGCGGTACAGGCGGCGTCCGCCGCCGCCATAGCAGCAACGAACGCAGACATCGCTGCGCTTGGTACACAAACACAGGAAACGATCCAAACCATGATTGACGCGCTTGCCGCAAAATATCCGGCAGCGTCCGCGGAAATTCAGCGCTGGGCCACGCTGTGGGATCAGCTGAATAACCTTAACAAACTAGAAGATACAGTCGGATCGATCTCCAATTTGCTGTTTGGCAAAAATAAGAACGGCGAACCTCTGACTGCCGAGGACTATAAATCCGTGCTGACACCAGAGGTCATTGCACAGCTGTTTTCTGGCACAGACCTAGCAACCATGGGCGTCGACGCGATGTTTGCCGCCGGAATGCCTTTAGCGCAGTACGTTATAGCGATGCAGACAAAATTAGCAGAGGCGTTCGCAAAACCACCTGACAATGTCGCGATGTCCCCGCTGGTCACTTTAATGAACGCACTAGTTGCTACCGGAAATCTTGACGGCCTTGATATCACAAAATTAGATGGTTTCATTTTGAGCTTTTTAAAGCTAGCGAATCTCAAGGAAGTCGGTCTTGATGTGGGCTCAGACGTGGTGGGCGGCATACTCGGCGGCACGATTGACGCGGCCTCAGAATTGACGGCAGAGGAATTGGCAGCACTCGCAACCTATGTTGTTGATGCTATTAATGGCGCCTTCGGCATCGAATCCCCCGCAACCGTCATGAAGCCAACGGGCCGGAGCATCACGGCCGGCCTTGCCGCTGGCGTGCTGGAAGCCGTGGATGAGTTCACCGCCGCGATCGCGGCGCTGTACGCGGCGGGCACAGCGGAAGCCGACAGGCAGGAAATCATTCTTAGGAACCACCTAGCCTGGCTGGCGTCCACAAGGCCAGGAGCGGGCGGCGACACTGGGGGCGGGGGCGGCCCGGTCACTGAAAGCAGGACTTACAACGACACTGTAAACATAAACGCCAACATAACAAATCCGTCCGACGTGGCCGTGCTTGCTGCTCAGCTTGACGGCAGGCTGCGGCGCATCAGCATGGGATACGGGTCGGCGTAGGGGGTGAGGGCAAATGGCGCTGCCATACTTTATCTGGGGCACGACTGACAGCAGGACAATGGGCATCATTGTCAACGACTACCCTCCGCGCAAAACCCCAAAGGCGCGAGTGTCTGAGATCGTCGTGCCCGGGCGCTCCGGTACGCTGACCGTCCTGGAAGGCACAGATGTGTTTGAAAATCTTGTGCTGCCATTCCAGTGCGCGGCGCTGCCGACTACGGACATCGAAGCCGTCAGCGCGTGGCTGACAGGCTCTGGTGACCTGGTCATTGGGGATAACCCGACCCGATCCATCAAAGCGCGGATCGACGCGGAAGTGGTGTTTGAAAAGCTGGTGCGCGGGCAGCAGTACCGGGGCTTCACGATCCCGTTTGTCTGCCAGCCGGGGCGCTATGTCTACCCGGAGCCGGCCGACATCACGCTAAGTACAAATCCACAAACGCTTGTCAGCACTGCAACGCTGGATAGTATGCCGCTGATCACGCTGACGGGCACAGGGACCTGCACACTGACCGTAGGCGCCTACACGCTGTCGCAGGCCAGCTGCGCGGGAGCGACGCCGCTGCTCATCGACTGCGAGGCAATGACCGTCACCAACGTCGCGAAATCCGTCAGCTACATCGGTAACATGACGGGGGCGTTCCCGCGGTTGATCACAGGCAATAATGTGGTCTCCCACACCGGCACAGTGGCCGGAGTGGTGATCAAGCCCAGGTACAGGTGGCTGTAATGATAACGATTTATGCGTATGACAGCCTGAAATTCGGCTCCAATGGCCTCGGCGTACTGCTGCCCTCCAAGTGCACGATCCAAGAAGAAGCCAATGGGATGTACGAACTTGACATGGAACATCCCATGGACGAGGACCTGCGTTACACCCTGATCAACGTGGACTGCATACTGCGGGTCCCGGCGCCAAAACGCTACTCGCCATTCACTGTGGTCCACGGCGTGACAAATACTGTTACCTATACGGTTGACGCTGATGCGCCGCTTTACGCGCAGGCCGACGCCGCGGGCGAAGAGCTGGAGCTGCTGACCGCCGGACAGGTCGTGACGCTGATGGACACGGGCGTCACTTTCTACCTGGTGTCCACGGCAAGCGGCGAGTGCGGATACGCGACGGCGACCAACCTGACCTATGCCGACACGGTGGCCGTTGCGCCGGACGAGTCTTTGCAGACCTGGCAGAGCAGATACCAGTTGTTCCGCATCTACAAGGTCGAAAAAGACACCGGCAGCCACAAGGTCCACGCCTGGGCAAGGCACATCTTCTATGATCTTTTGTGGCGCACCTTGCGCGTCTGCGACATGACCGCGACGCCTCGGAAGACCATGCAGGAGGCGCTGGACTACATCGACACGCAGGCGCGCCCCTACCACAAGTTCAAATTCTACACGGACGCGACAAGGAAGATCAAAAAAGACTATGGCCAGAAAAACGTCGTTGAGGCACTGCTCGATCCGGATGACGGGCTGATCAACTACGGAAAGCCGCGCCTCGAGCTGGTTCGCGATAACTTCAATGTCTTCTTCATGGTGGCGGGCGGCAAATCGCGCAACGACCCCATCATGCACGGGCGCAACCTGCTTGGCGTGACCAGTGAGATCAACTACGAGAACATTTACAACCGTATTTATCCAATCGGCCAGTATGAGAGCGGCCTGCCTTTGTACTGGACGTCTCCCACTTATGTGGATAGCCCATCCATGCAGGTTGACGACCTGGTCCGCGCCAAGTGCATCGAATACAGCGAGGTCAAGGTCGGCGACGACGACGAGGACGGCAATCCATACACGATAGCGACCGCCCGGGACGAGCTGGAGCGCCTTGCCTTGGCGGAGTTCACCGCGGGCATGGACCTGCCGGAATACAACATGTCGGTCAAGTTCGTGTTGCTGGGGGACACAGAGGAATATATCACCTACCGCGGGCTTGATAGGTTGTATCTTTGGGATACGGTCCAGATCATCGACACCCTGCACGGCATCACGCTGAGCGCCGAGGTCACGGCGTACACCTACGACGTGCTGGTTGGCCGCTATACGGAAATGTCCCTTGGCAAGACCATCAGCGAAAAGGGCATCCGCCTGGTCTCTGGCTACCAGATCCGTCCGGGCAGCCTGCCTGGCGTGAAGCTGGCGCCGACCGGCATCAACACGAACCGCATCGCGCCGGGCGTCACCATCGGCATCGCGAATCAGGTCGTCACAAAGGACGCGACCGCGCCCGCGACGCCCTATGTCGGGCAGATGTGGCTGGACACAGACACGGAGCTGCTATACCGCTGCACCGTGGACGATCCTGCCGAGTGGGCGGCCGTGCAGGCCGACGAGCTGCACACCAGTTACATCGACGTCGCCACGGACAGCATCACCATATCGACGGGTGGGAACCTTAACCTTGAGGGCGCGGCGGTCGACTTCAATACCACAACACTGTCCGTGCGGGACGGGGACGAGGCGCTGATGGAGCTGACCGCGGACGGCATGACGATCGGCGCGGGCGCGATCGCGTGCGACAATTTCCTTGGGAACGTGATCAACTCCGGCGGGGGGGATGTGACGGCGGCAGGCAGCATCCAGACGTCCATCGACAACCTGCCGCATTTCTTGACCACACAGACCACCATTACTGTGCCGTCTGGTAAATACATTGAAGACATTGCCATTGAGGGCTTCAAGGGCGCGGAATTACATTTGTTGCTGGAGAGCGGCGCCATCATTGTGGGCAACATCATCATCAACGAATGCGAATACGTCAAAATCTATGCCGCCGCGCCCGACACGGCGTGGATCAAAGCAAACGAAACTGCAAATAATATTATCTACATTGAACAGTCCACGGTTGAGTTGTACAACATCAACCTGAGCGGGAAGTTGACGCGCACAACGGACGGCGACGGCACTAACTACGGTATCTACATCAAGTTCGGGCGCCTGCACATGACGTACACGTCGATCGAGCGCACGACTACCTACTGCCTATACGCGATCGCAAACTGCACATGCTATTTATCAAACAACAAAGGCGGAGAGGCGGCCGGCGACGCGACCACCAAGGCCAACCGCGGCCGCAGCTACGGCGTGCTGCACGGGACGGTTGCCCACGCATATGGGCTCTGCCCGGCCAGCGCGACAGGGACATACAGCTCAATTGCTACCCTGACGCTTTCCGGTTCTTTGACCGACACCAATAGCAGCGGCACGGTGCCGGTAGACCCGGAAGCGAACTCGTACTTCCGTGAAAAAACGGGGCAGCTCCATGTGCTGACAACCGATTATTGGAAGGCTTACGACCCGGTTCAGGGCGTGTATCATGGATACGATTACTTTGGCATGTGGACGTTCGCGGCCGTTGCGGATTTCGCGGATGTCTCAAGCGCCACGCTGACAATTCGGCGCTACACCAGGGCCGGCCCGGCCGGCGACGCGACAATAGTTTTGCACTATCACGGAAAGACCAGCGCGGAGCTGCAGGCTTATATAGACGATCATACTCTTTTCACAGAGGCGACCGCCCTCGCCCTGTTTACTGACGCTGACATGACAGTCGACCTGGCGCTTGGAGAGACCGCGACGATACCGCTGTCCGCGACGGCCCTGGCCGCGCTGCAGGCGGGCACCCTGAAAGGCTTCGGCGTAATCAACTCCGGCGACCTTGCGCAAATGCATTCCTACGCGACGCTAGACGTCCAATACTAATCGGAGGGCGCATGTATCACATCAATCTTGACGGCCGCAAAGTGTCGGTCCAAATCACGGCGGCGCACAACGGACAGTACAGCTGGCGGTCGCTGGACGGCACGGAGAGCGGCACCAACTGTCCGCTGAAGATCGTGGACGACGCGGGGAAGGACGTAAAACCGGAAAAGGCGGCGCTGGAATTTGAGAAGGCTGATCCGGTCATGTCCACAGCAAGGCGCCTGGACCGGCTGATTTCCGCGATGCGTCTTGATCCGCTGTTCGCCAAACTCGCCGACGCCGCCGACAAGGAAGGGTGATCAAATGTCCCACAAAATTGACAACCTCCCAGGCTACATCGCCCTGGGCCAAGAAGGCGAAACCGGTGCTACCGAAATCTCCTTTGACGTCTCGGCCTGGGCCGACTTATGGCCGACCGGTGCAGGGCAGGTGGCCGCGACGCCGGGCGTCAGCGACGGCCTTTGGCTGACCTATACGCGCCAGGGCGAGACGGACGTGTACCCTGTGGACGCGGCCGACCTTTCCTTGGCCGATGATGTCCTTACCTGGACGCCAAGCGAAGCTGTCCTTGATGTGGACGGGCAGGGCACAATTGTCATTCACTGCACTGAAACAGGCGTTGAGAAACGGTCCGTTCTTACTGCCACCATCGTCGCGACCGGGCACGCCGCGGAAGGGACCGCGCCGGAGCCGCTGGCGGACTACATCGCAAAATGGGGCGCTATTGACGTCACGGTGACCGAGGTCGAGCCGGGCGAGGATACGGCGGCCGACATCACGCAGGACAGCAGCGGAACGCACCTGACACTGACGCTGCCCACAGACCTGGACAAGTGGGCCGCTGTGGACATCGCGGCGGAGGGGCTTGCCGCTAGTGAAGACCCGACTGCGTCCATTGCGCAGGACGCTGAAGGTACGCACTTCGCGCTGGGCGTGCCGAAGGGCGACCAGGGCATCCAGGGCGTGTCTGCTTATGCGCAGGCCGTTGCGGGCGGGTATGTGGGCGATGAGGCAGCGTTCAACGCAGATCTGGCAGGACTGGAAACTGCTGTTGATGACGCTGAGTTGGCGCGCGATACTGCGTCTGGATACGCTGACGACGCCTCTGGTTCTGCTGATGCCGCCGCAGCCAGCGCCGCGCAATTAGCCGCTGGCGTAGCGAGCCCTGCCGGACAATATGCGGATCTAGCCGCACTGATCGCCGCTGATCCTGACCATGCGAAAACCTATCTCACGCTAGATGATGGGAAGTGGTGTTACTACAACGGTACTGCGTTTGTTGCGGGCGGGACGTATCAGGCAACGGGCATCGCAGACGGCTCAATTACAAAAGAAAAACTGGCTGTAGCTGACTTTGACTTAACGTACCAGCTGCCTGTGCAAATTACGCATATACTGCCCGCCGGTGATTTCTCAGTAGCGTGGGCTACTGGAGACGCCACAGTGACCAGGGCCGACAACATCGCGTCCTTTACAGCCTCGGCGGCAGGCGGACGGATGTATAAAGTTCTAGCATCGGTCATTGCCAATCACAAATATTACCTACGCGCATTCATAAAATGCAGCACAAACATGGTTAGTTTCCTGATTCAGACATCTACATATTATGTGGCGTCAGTTGTGTCCCCGGATGCGTTTGTCATGGTCTCGGGAATAACCATACCGCCCACAACTGGAAGCTTATCTTTCAGGATGGTTGACAGCCGCACGAGCGGCTGGGATTTGGTACAGGTCAAAAACATTATCCTCGTAGACCTGACGGCAATGTACGGCGCGGGAAATGAACCTACTGTTGCTGTATTTGACGCGCTCATGTACGCCCTTAATGAGTATGCCTACTTTGAGCCGAATGTTGTTCAAACTATTCCCGCAACTGCTCGCGCTGGCGAAAACATCATATTTAACGGGCTGAAATTTACCAGTCAGGTACCCAGCGCCATTGCAGACAACGCGCTATTTTCCGGTCTTGATATTAAATCGGCGATTGATGCTACAAACATATTGCCTGATGGTGATTTTACATCTTCATGGAGTGCAACAAACGCTACAGCATCTTATGCTGACAATACGGCATCATTTACAGCAACGGCTGCAAGCGGACGGATTATCAAGGCGGTTTCTGGCGTTGTGGTCGACCACGAGTATTATGTCCGCGCATTTGTAAAATGCAGCACCAACATGGTGAGCATGCTGTTCGCCGGATCCAGCGATTATGTGCCGTTTGTTGTGTCTGTAGATGACTTTACAATGGTATCTGGCATCACCACAGCAATCTTGACTGGAGATTTGCAATTCCGAATTCAGGATTCTCGTACCAGCGACTGGGACCAGGTACAGGTCCAAAACGTCATCTTAGTGGATTTAACTGCGATGTATGGTGCGGGAAATGAGCCTACCGCCGCCGCATTTGATGCGCTCATGTTTGCATTGAACGAGTATGCTTACTTTGAGCCGGATGTTGCTCAAACAATCCCCGCGGTCGCATATACAGATGAAGTCGCGGTTTTTGATGGACTAAAGTTTTCAGGCGCTGCAGTGTCCACACTAACGGCCCTGCGTGGCAAAACCATCACATTGTTTGGCGACTCAATCGCCGAAGGCAATGAGGACGGGTCCTTTGCGGAATATTTGGCGGCGAGAACAGGGGCAACAGTCATCAACCTTGGCGTAGGCGGCGCTCTGATGACCTTCCACGGGACAACCGCATATGACGCGTTCTCGATGACCAAGCTCGCGGATTCAGTTGCGGCCGATGATTTTAGTCTACAAGTAACATATCAAGTAACGGGGGAAGGCGATGACAATACCGAAATTGTTACACGCATGGCAGCGGTCGATTGGAGCGCCGTTGACATTATCGTCATCAATCATATGACCAACGACTACGTCAACAATCGGGCGCTTGGCACGATTGCAGATTCCGTAATAACCACTTTTTGTGGCGCTATGAACTATGTGGTCGATAAAATTCTGACGGCGTACCCAGCAATCAAAATCGTTTTCGTCAGCGCTGCTTACCGTGCGAGAAAAAGCCTTGGCGACGGATATGACTCAGACAACTATGACAACGACATCAGCCTACACTTGGCCGATTATGCCGACGCAATGAAGGCGGTGGCGGAGAAGCATCATCTGGCATACAAGGATATGTACCGCACGTCTGGGATCAACAGCTATACGCAGGCCACATATTTGCGAGACGGGCTGCACCTTTCCTACCCAGCAGGTTGCCTATTGTTTGGAGACGTGATTGGGGCATTCCTGCTGAATGCATTTTAACACAAAGGAGGCGACCCTATGTGACAAGATCGGTATCCATGGTGGCGTGGGCAGTCAAGCAATTGGGCTGTCCATATATTTTTGCGGCGGCTGGCCAGACCTGCACGCCAGACTTCAGACGCGGCATGATGAAAAGCAAGCCAGATTACGCAGCCTCCATTAAAAAATACTGTCCAGTGCTGTCAGGAAAGCAAGCCGTCTGCGCTGGCTGCAAGTATGACGGCAAGCCCTCTTACGACTGCCGGGGGCTGACTCGCCTTGCCCTGAAAGCGGCTACCGGCAGGATGCTCATGGGCGCGGGAGCAACAAGCCAATGGAATGACTCAAGCAACTGGGCCTCGCAGGGAACGCTTGCATCCATGCCGGAAACGCCGTGTTTCCTGTATAAGCAGAGCGGATCCAGTATGGCGCACACGGGTATCTACATCGGCGGAGGCTGGTGCATCCACGCAAGCGGCCACAGCGCAGGCGTGATTAAGTCCAGTATGCCGCGATCCTGGACGCACTTCGGCATCCCGGTTGGACTGTACGGGGGAGGGGAGATTCCTTTGCCAGACGAGCACTTGATCAGGCGCAGGGATGTTGGCGAGAGAGTTCGGACGCTGCAGGCACAGCTGCTTCAGGCCGGATATCCGCTGCCGAGGTATGGCGCGGACGGCGACTTTGGCGCGGAGACAGAGGCGGCGGTGCGGCAGTTCCAGGCCGACTACAGCCTGGAGATCGACGGCGTGTGGGATGTGGAGTGCCAGGCCAGACTGGATGAGCGCCTTGACATCATGGACGACGAGCCGGGGCCGGAGCCGGAAGCGACCATTGAGGACTATATCGTGACTCTTCAGGCTGTGGTGGCCGGGCTGATCAAACTGAACGCTGATAGATAAGGACGTGCCGCATGACGACGCAGGAACTCACCAGGGAAGTGGTGGCGTTGGACTCAAAGGTCGCAGCGCACGACGAGATCATCAAAGGAGCGTGCCTGCGTCTAAATTCGATCGAGGGCGCTGTACTTGAACAAAATAGGATGCTGGTGGTCATCGAGAGGCTGACCATCGGCATAGACCATCTCAATAAAAAGGTCGACAACCTGAACGGGAAGGTTGACGTCTTTGGGGGCAGGCTTGACAACATCGAACTGAAGCCCGCAAAGCGCTGGGAAACCATCACAATGGACGTGATCAAACTGCTGGTGGCCGTGGCGGTGGGCTACCTGCTGTCGCAAATCGGGATTAGCTAATCACAATTCGACAAACTACGATCAGATCGTAGGGAAAGAGTGTATAGTTATGCAAAACAGACTAAAGAGCCCTGTGTTTTGGAGCGGCATCGCGGTGCTCATCATCAATTTTCTGATTGCGATTGACATTATCACTATCGAGCAGAGCGAGTCGCTAAAGACGGCGGTTAGCGCCGTGCTGAGTGCGATTGCGGGCTTCGCCGTTGCGAACAACCCGACCAGCAAGGCCAACTTTTAACGGGAGGGAAGCCGGCTTATGAAGTTTGATGAAGTCTTGCGTGTCAACGCAGATCTGTTTGACGCGACTGTCCCAAGCACCCAGGCCTTCGGCGACGCCGCGGCCGCCGGAGAGGAGCTGATCGCGGCGAGGCGCGACCACAAACACGCCATGCCGGCCTTCAGCGGCGCGGCGGCCAGCGTGTCCATCGCCGACGCGGGCGACATCATCGCGGCCGAGAACGTCGAGACCGCGCTGCAGGAGATCGCCGGGGACATCGACACGCAGTGCGTGGCGGCGTCCACGTCTGTGCAGGGTTTTGCTCCGAAGGCAACGGCGCCCTCCGCCGGGTTGCGCAGCGTACTTGGCGTGGATAACACCGAGACGGCGTACACGTGCAAAGCCCTCTTTGACGCGACCAGCCCAAGTACGCAGGCCATGGGCGACGCTGCCGTGGTCGGCACCGCAATGACGGCAGCACGCAGGGATCATAAGCATGCCATGCCGGCAGCCTATGTCGAGGCGACGACCTCCGCCATCGGGCTCGCGCCTATCGCCACCGCTCCTGCTGCTGGCCTTCGTAATGTGCTCGGCATCGACAATGGCGCAACGGCCTACACCAACAAGGCGCTGTTTGACGCTACTGATCCATCCACACAGGCGCACGGAGATACGGCCGTCGTAGGCACGGCCATGACGGCTGCGAGGCGTGATCACAAACACGCGATGCCGGCGGCGTACACCCATCCGACCGGCGACGGCAACGCGCACGTGACCGCGAACAGCACCACCAATAACGGCAAGGTGCTGACGGCCAGCGGCGTGGCAGGCACCTACACGTGGGAGACGCCGAGCGCGGCAGGGGCGAATATCTCCCTAGCGGACGCGGGCGGTTATTTTACCACCGACAACGCCGAGGCCGCCCTGCAGCAGCTCGCCGCGATCCTGCTGGGGTTCAAGGGCACAAGCGACGCGGTGCCTACCTCCGGCAACTGCGCGGTCAATGACAAATATTTCAACGACGAGCCGGCCAGCGCGGAGTACATCGGCTGGGTCTGCACTGCCCTTGGCACCATGGGCACGCTCAACGGATCCGCGACGACCGGCGACATCCTGACAGGGACGTCCGCATTGACCGTGAGCGACCTGACCGGGTTGGTTGTCGGACAGTATCTTGACGTCGCGACTGTCACCGGGCCGCTGCAAGTGTCGTCGCTGCCAGCCGCGCTAGGGTCCACTACTGTGGATGTCGAGTCCGCGCTGGGCCAAAAGGTGCTGTCCGTCGACGCAACGACCAATTTTGTGGCGGGCGAAACGGTCTGCATTGGATTTGCCGCAAATTGCGAGATCGGCGTGATCGACTCTGTGCAGGCGGGCGTGTCGCTGACCCTTGTGGACAGCCTGACGGCAACGCACGCGATCGCCGAGACCGTGACCAACTGCGTGGTGCTGGGCAGCGCCGCCGACGCGACCGCGGATGACCAGGCTGTGTCGTTCCATGCCGCGACGTGGAAGGGCTTTGGCCTGATCGAGTAAGCCTCATAGTATCATATGATACCAAGACGCCCGCTTCCGGTTGGAGGCGGGCGGTTTTTAATTGGGGGCGGATTGGATCAGACTGACAGCTTCTGATCCGCCAGGGCGCTCAGGGTGACGCCTTTCTCTGACGCCTCCCGCCTGAGCTTTTCCACCAGGTCGCGGCGGAGGTAGAAGGTGGTGACTTCCTTGGTCGCGTCCTCCTCCACCGGGCCGAACACCGCTTCGTACTCCTCGCCGGTCAGGTGCTCCTCGGCCCACTCCCGCGCTTCTTTGTGCGTCAGCGGCGTGATCAGCTCGCCACCGGACCAGCTGTTCTGCTCAACCTGCCTGGCGTACCTGCTGGCTGGCCCACCCTCGCCATACAGGAAGAACTCGCCGGTCCTTTTTTTGCAGAGCGTCTCGGAGTAGTAGTGGAAGTCGCGACGGTTGCTGTAGCTGTGTCTTCCGCACTCCTGCGCGGCATCGGTGTCGTACCTCTTTCCGTTGATGATCTTTTTCATGGGGGTCCTCCTCTTTCTGCCCGTTAGTGGTTGTCTCAGAAGATTTTCTTGTAGGCGTCGCGGATACCGTCGAAGCTTGCGTGCCACACCGTCGCGTCGTGGGAGTAGCTTCCAAAGGACTGTCCTGCCATGCGATGGTCGATGATCCACTGGGCGTCTTTAATGTCTTCGATGGTGGAGATGATGCCGGTCATTGTCTTGACGTCTTTCTGGATGAACCTTGTGCTGGATCCCTCTGCCTCGCGCGCTGCAAGCTGCGCTTCTTTTTCTGCCAGGGTAGCCTTTGCCTCTTCCAGCCACTTTTCCCTGATGCTCTGCGCCCAGGCCACCTGCTTGTCTGTCCCTCTAAGGTCTGTCATCTTCTCGTCCTCCTTGTCTTACTGTGCCTTGAGTATATACCTGCGTTTACTGCGTGTCAAGTGTCTGCACGTGTTTATGGCAGAAAAGTTTGACCCCGTTTCTTGTGCACTATGCACAAATGAACGCCCGCATGAAAGTTGCGGTCACGCTTAGTTCAGCGCCGAAATGAGCGGGGATGTAACACGGCAACGGCATTGTAACAGGGGGAGTGGTACAATGGCGAAATTGAGTTACATACAACACGAAATGCAACACAGAGGCTGGGAGGCATTGATAAACCTACACATGTGACGGGTTCGAATCCCGTCGGGGGTACCAGCCCGAAAGCGTTGATAACACTACGTTTTCGGGCCTTTTGTTACCCGCTGAAGGGCTGAAATGCAACACGACGTGTCATAAATAAACATTGAAATATCAGGCGTGACCAAACTATACAACACGAAATACAACACGGAAATCAGCGGAATAATTCCGTCAGGCGGACATTTATGGAGTCCGTGATCTCCTTGTCGCGGTCCCGCATGATGTGCTGGTAGACACCCTGCAGCATGTGCGGCGTCGCGTGTCCCATGCGGGCCATGGCGTACTTGTCCGGGACGCCCAGGGCGAGCAGAACACTGGCATAGTAATGGCGAAGATCATGGAAGCGGATTGGCAAGCCGCAACGATTGCGCAGATCCGTGAAACGGCAGGTGATGTTGTCAGGCGTGAGGCAGACGATACGCGGCGAGGCGCAAGGAAGCGACTGAAGGTAGTCGGCCAGGAACGGTGGCAGGTCGGTTGGGCGAAAACTAGCTGCTGACTTTGTAGACTTTTCCACCCACACGCGGTCTCCGTTGAGGACGACTGCGCGGCGGACCCGGAGGGTGCGTCCGCTGAAGTCAATGTCCTTCCAGCGCAGGCCGCAAATTTCTGAGCGTCGCAGTCCGAGGGAGGCGGCCAGCAGGATCGCAGTATACATTTCGGAGCCCTGCGTTTCAGCCAACAGTCTGCGGATGCCATCATGGTCCGGTATGGTGATCTCGCGCCGATCAGCCCGCGGGAGCGTGATGCGGAGTCGAAGGTCGGGCGCGGCCTGGGAAAGGGCCGCAGACAGCAAACCCGCTGCGTTTCGGACCGTCTTTGGCTTGTGGGTTGACGAGTGTGCGTTTATTGAGGACTGGACAACCTCGTCTGTTAAATCAGACACTTTGACTGACATAAGGCTTTGCAGCGCGTTTTTCCGGATGCCCTTGTACTCGCGAATTGTTTTGGGTGACAGTACGGCGTCCTTCGACGCGATATAGCGGTCGATGGCGTCTCCGACAGTGAGCGTGGATGCCTCTGGGCGACTGTGCTTCAGGCTGTACAGGTCCGCCTTAAATTCGGACTCTTTCTTTGTGGGCGCGGTGAAGGAAGCGTAGCGCTTCTCGCTTTTTATCCACGCGAGGGTGCGGTAGTTGCCGGAGGGAAGTTTTTTAGCGGTAGCCATTATGGACCTGTTATTACCGGAGTTGTCTGACTCGCAAGCAATTCCGCTATTTCCGCTTCAATTTCGTTGGCTTTTTCAATTGCCTTTTCAATGGCATATACTTTGTTCGCCGCATCTTTGCCCCTTTGGATCGCGGCGGTAATTTCTGCCTGGTCCTCTGTGTTAGCTGTGAGTTTGATGCCTTTAAGCATTTTGTCAAGCTTCTTTGTAGGCGATTCGACGTTGTTGATCGCGACCCCAATCACAACCAGCACGCCAACAACCAGAATTGTTGCAAGCAATAAAGAAAGATTCTTTTTCATGCCGCCCACCTTAAATATATTCCTGGTAGTCCGGGTTGTGATGATCTCCGTGTTGAATGTGGTCGATCTCGTGCTCGAGCGCGCACTTTTTCGCTCCGCAGGACAGGCAGTCGTTGATGATCACGGTATAGCCGTCGTCGCAAGGCATTGAGAAGGCGCGGACGCAGCCGGGCAGGACGCGCATGCGCACGGTGATTATGTTCTGGTCGATATAGTGCCTATACATCGTCCCGCTCCCCGATGATCTCGTTGACCACCTGAAGTACCGTTTCGAGCTGGCCGGGAGTCAATTTCTTCGTGCGGTCGAACAGCAGCGCGATCTTGGGGTTAGATTGAAGTTCCTTGAGGAAGGCCGCTGTATGCTCCAGCATCCGGCTGTAGGCGTCTGTGCCGTACAGCAGCGACATGTAGTGTGTCTTGCCGGCGGCAGGCATGTCAGACAGGGCAAGCTCCGGCTCGTCCGTCTTGCCCAGCAGGTATCCCGTGGTAGTACGCAGGACATATGCGATGGCGTCGATCGTTTCGGCGGGTATCTTTTCAATCGAACCCGTTTCATATCTGTACACCGTTGTCTTTGCCACGCCGACTTTCTCTGCCAGCTTCTCGGCGCTCAACCCTGCGGCGCTACGCCGCTCCCTGATCCTCTGCCCTGTTTTCACGTATCATCCCTTCCTTCTTTTGTCGGCCCGTAGGCCCGATATCATTATATATCGTGTGTGCCATAATTGCAACAAAATATCCTGCAAAGAGACGGCCCAAATTAGCGCCGATAGCTTGACAGGTGCAAATATGCAGTTTATACTTGGTACATCTGGTGCGGTTGCGTACCAATAGAAGGGAGGCATATCGGTGACTCAGACCATGCGAAAATTGAAGGGGCTCATCGTGGAGAACGGCGTGACGCAGGAATCCGTCGCGAAAAGCGCCGGAATCACACGCAGCACGTTCTACAGGAAGCTGCAGCGCGGCGGCGGTGAGTTCACGGCGAACGAAATCCGGTGCATCAGGGAAGTGCTCGACATGACGAACGATCAAATCCTGGCAATTTTTTTACCGCAATAGGTGGGGAATCGCACTTGAAACGGCGCGGAAAGGGACAAATTAGTGAGACTTCCGCTCGACAAGATAACGGTCCGGGACGGTCGGCGCTCAATTGACCAGGCCAAGGTACGCGAGCTGGCTAGCAGCATGGGCGAGATCGGACTGATCAACCCGGTGACGGTCAACAAGGACATGACGCTCATCGTAGGAGCGCACCGGATCGAGGCGGCTAGGCTACTAGGCTGGACTGAGATCGAGGTGTTCGTTGTCGACCTGGACGAATTGCGGGCTGAGTTGTTCGAGATCGACGAGAACTTAATGCGAAATGATCTGCACTACATCGACCGGGGTAACTCGATTAGGCGCAGAGAAGAGCTGCTTAAAAAGATCGGTATGAGGGCAAAGGTAGGTGACAACCAGCACACAGCAGGTCCGGCGGACTCCGCCGCACCTATGACCACCAACAACATCGCTGCAAGCCTTGGTATATCTGGACGAACCCTGCGCGAGGAAAGACAAATCTCCACCTCCATCCTCCCCGAGGTCCAGCAGGCCATCAAGGACGCGGACCTGCCGAAGCGGGACGCGCTCAAGATCGCACGGATGGAGCCGGAAGAGCAGCTGCGCGTCGCGGAGAAGCTGGACAACGGCGCCAAGTCGCTGATCGACGCGAGGCGGCTCGTCAAGCGCGACGACGTCCACGGCACGCCGGAACTGGACGGAAAGTATCGTGTGATTTACGCAGACCCGCCGTGGGCGTACGGAGACAAGCTGACGGAAGGCTACGGTCCGGCAGAAAACCATTATCCAACCATGACGCTGGCCGAGATCTGCGACCTGCCTATAAAAGACATCGCTGAAGACAACGCCGTGCTGTTCCTGTGGGTGACCTCGCCGATGTTGGAGGACAGCTTCGAGGTCATCCGGGCCTGGGGCTTCGACTACAAGACTTCATTTGTGTGGGACAAGATCAAGCACAATATGGGGCATTACAACAGCGTGCGTCATGAGTTGCTGCTCGTATGCACCAAGGGCAGCTGCTTGCCGGACAGCAAAAAACTGTATGACAGCGTCGTCAGTGAAGAACGCACCGAACATTCAAAAAAACCAGAATTATTCAGAGCCATCATCGACGACCTGTATCCACACGGGGGGCGCGTGGAGTTGTTTGCGCGCTCAACAGCGCCAGGCTGGGAAACGTGGGGGAACCAGACGTGACAGTCGAGTACAGAGAAAAACTTGAAGACGCCCTCAAGTATCAGGACTTCGTCAAGCACGAGCTGTACAAGCGAGGGATCCCAATCGTTTTCAACGACTCCCGGCACTATCAGTACACAGAGGGTGAAAACATCCTTGGCATCGAAATCAAGAACGACAAGCGCTTCAGAGATACCGGGAACCTGTATATCGAAACAGCCGAAAAGACCAACGCTAGCAACGAAAGCTTCGTCCCGTCAGGTATCTGTAGGGAAGACAACAGCTGGCTATATCTCATCGGCGACTACCAGACGATATACATTTTCGGGATCAACACCCTGAACTGGATGCACCGAAAGAACAAGTACGAGCGCAGGGAAACTGAAACGTCGCAAGGGTTTTTGCTGCCACTGGCCACTGCTGAGATATGCGCGGTCAGGATCATCAAGATAGAAACCAAATAAAGGAGGCCACCTATGCCTGACAACCGCTGCATCTTCTGCGGCGAGATCATCCAGGAGGGCCGCCAGGTCTGCCCGGCGTGCGAGCAGTCGCTGATCAAGGACGAGCACGAGGCAATCTACGACAAGATCATCGCCACGGCCATGAAGCGCCTGGATGCGGTGGAGGAAGGCGTGAAGGCCGTAAAGCGCAGCCTGACGCTGATCGCGGGAGGGCACCGAGAATGGCAATAAGCGAACGTAAAGTAAAAAATGATCTCTACTGGCTTTACTCTTTCGGCCATACCGTCGCCGAATGTTCAGCGCAACTGAAAATTAGTCGAATCTGGGCGGCTCATACACTGGCGACCATGTGCCGGGGCGATAAATACATCGAAGGGGCGCACTTGCGTGGGAAGAAAAGCCCGTACAGGAAGGCAAAGTTCATCTACATCAACCCGCAGGACCGTTACTTCGACCACGGCGTATAGGAGGGCACATGAGGCTGATCGCAAGGTTCAGGCGCTGGTTGGACGGTGGGCAGGAGACGGTATACAAGCGCATCACGCCATGGGAGGCGACGCTGCTGGACGGCGGGTACAGGTATCGGTCGGCCCGGCCCTGGATCTATGGCGTCATCGGGCGCAGGGAGGGCTGACATGAGGCTGACGTATAGGACCGTGATGGGCGACTACAACACAAAGCGGGCGTGGTGGACGGATGAGGAGCGGCGCGACGTGTTCCAGGAGATCGTGGACAAGCTTGGGCGCTGGGAAGACGAGCAGGAGGCGATGCTGGCCGGCGACCTGTCCCCGCTGCCGTTTGAGGAGGGCTGACATGGCCTGCCTGTACTGCGGCTGCGCTGACGGGAAGCACCTGATCGGCTGCCCGAACGACGACGATGAGCGCCCGGAAGAGCCCGACATGATGGACGCGGCCAAGCAGATCATCGAGGAGCAGGACTTCAATTGGGATGAATGGCATAGATGGAACAAGTAGGATCCGACACGAAGGAGGGCCCCATGCCGGAAAAGACGCACTATCGTAAATTGATCAATCCCGACTACCTGGGCGCGTACGCCATCGAGGACGGCGCGGACCTGGTGGTCACCATCGCGACGATCGGGCAGGAGATCATCAAGGGCGTGGGCGGCAAGGAGGAGCTGTGCCCGGTGATGAGATTCAGCGAGGACGTCAAGCCGATGATCGTCAATTCAACCAACTTCAAGACGCTGCGCAAATTGTTTCAGTCGCCCTACGTAGAGGACTGGTACGGCAAGCAGATCGCGCTCTATGCGGACCGCAACGTCAGGTTTGGCGGCGAAATTGTCGAAGGGCTGCGGATCAGGTCAAGTCAGCCCACGGTGCAGGAGCTGGAGTGTGCCAACTGTGGAAAGATCATCGCGGACAGCGGGAAGTACAAGGCGGCCAGCATCATCAAGAGCAGCATGGCCAAGCATGGCGTGGCGCTGTGCATGGACTGCTACACCGCGAAAAAGGAGGCCGCCGATGCTGCTGACAAGTGACAACTACTTTAACTACCAGGCCGGGCTGGAGTACCAGAGCGCCAGCCAGCTGAAAAGCTTCATGGACTGCGAGATGGCAGCCTTCGCGGCGCTGCACGAGGCGTATCAAAGGCCAATGACCACGGCGCTGCTGGTGGGCAGCTATGTGGACGCTTACTACTCAAGGCAGCTGGAGCAGTTCTCCGAGAAGCATCCCGAGATCTACAAAAGGGACGGGCAGTTAAAGGCCGAGTATCTCCAGGCCGAGGCGATCATTGACAGGATCAATGAAAGTTCCTTAGTCCGCCACATGCTGGACGGTGTATCGCAAATCATATACAGCGGCGAGATCGACGGGCTGCCATTCAAAGGCAAGTTTGACAGCCTGCTCAGCGCCGACCAGTGCGCGGCGATCTGCGAATTGTGGCCGGCGATGCAGGACCAGCTGCTGATGGCGGACGGGGCGATTGTGGATTTGAAGGTAATGCGCGATCTGAATTCAGTGTACAAGCCAGGACAGGGTCGGGTGAACTTCATCGAGGCGTGGCGGTACGACCTGCAACTGGCTATTTACCAGCGTATCGAGGGCCACCGCCTGCCATGCTTCATAGTCGCGGCAACAAAAGAGGAGACGCCCGACCTCCGGCTGATCCATGTCCCCAACTATCAATTGGACGCGGCGTGGGAAGCAGCAAAGCCTACTGCGCTACGGGTGGAGCAGATCAAGATGGGCAAGGTCAAGCCGGAGCGGTGCGAGAAGTGCAATTACTGCAGATCGACCCGGATAATCGAGGAGGCCATTGATTTCGAGGACCTGGAGGGCGTGGGGGTATGACCTGCTGGTCATGCAAATATGGAGCGCCGTTCCTGATTTGCATACTAGCCTCCGTCGGTTATAACCGACAAACTGCTTAAAAAAGGACGATATGACGATTCAAATCGACAGCCGGGAGAAGCCCGCGGCGATCCGCCGCATCGTGCAGGCCTTCGACAGCGCCGGGATCCGGCACTACGTAAGTAAGATGTACGTAGGAGACTATATGAGCCTTGACGACCCCCGCCTGGTGATCGACCGCAAAAAGGACCTAGGTGAGCTGTGCGGCAACGTCACGACAGGGCACGAACGGTTCGGCGCGGAGCTGGAGCGGGCGGAGGGTATCGGCGTCCATGTGATCGTGCTGTGCGAGAACGGCGGCAAGGTCGCGAAGCTGGAGGACGTGGTGGGGTGGACAAATCCGCTGGCCACTACGGTCCCCCACAGCGTGGACGGTGAGCGCCTCTACCGGATCCTCTGCACGATGCGGGAGAGGCACGGACTGGACCTGCGCTTCTGCGAGAAGCATCAAACAGGCCAGGCCATCATCCACCTACTGGGCGGGCTCAGCGTGCTGCCGGAGTACGTGGTGGAGAAAATTCGCTGCGGGCGCTGCGGTGTGGATGTGGTGCCGGCGACCAGCAAAAAGTATTACGGGACGGACAGGCGCTTCCACGTGGAGGCGAGGTGCCCACAGTGTGGGAATTACCTCAAGAACGTCAAACGGTGAAGGAGGAAACATTATGTTTAAGGTTGATCATCAACAGGCGGGACAGGAGCGGTATCTGCCGCCCGAGGGCGACTACGAGGTCGCGATCGGCGCCGTCAAGCGGGCCGTGACGGGCAAAGGCACGGAATACATCGACATCACGCTGCGGATCCGCGACGACGTGAAGCAGGAGGGCGCGGGGAAAAGGTTCGACTATCCGCTGTACAGGCTGCGCGAGCCCACGCCAGTGGACCCGGACGGCTATCCCAACAGTAAGGTGCAGAGGCTCAGCCTCGCCTGCGGCATCAGCAACGGGACCAGCTTCGACAGCATTGACGAATGGATGAAGGCGCTGGAAGACAAAAATCTCCGCGTGACGGTGCGGCACGAGATCTACAACGACCGGCCTGTCGCCCGCGTCGCGTACTTGTACGCCAGCAAAGTGCCGGGCGGAAATGGCTTCGTGCAGGTGGACGACAATGAGGATCTGCCGTTTTAAGGAGGCCCCATGTACGACAATGTGCCGGCGGAGCTCAGGCGCCTGCGGCAGTGGGTATGCTGGCGCGGCTTCCCGGACCCGGAGCGCCAGGGCAAGCTGAAGAAGGTCCCGGTCAACCCGCGGACCGGCGGCAACGCGCGCGTCAACGACCCGGAGACCTGGGGCGGATACGACGAAGCCGTGGCGCACGCGCTCGGGCACCTGCAAGACGCGCCGAAAAGCGGCATCGGCTTCGTGTTCACGCCGGGCTACTTCGGCGTGGACATCGACAGCGCGGAGTCCGCCATTGAGGACTGGCGCAACGGCGGCGCGGACAACATCGTCGGCGAGTTTGTCCACACACTGGGCAGCTACGCCGAGTACAGCGTCAGCGGCAAGGGCATCCACGTGATCTGTAAGGGAAGGCTGCCGGAGGGAGGACGGCGCCGGGGCCCCGTCGAGATGTACGACGAGACGCGGTACTTCATTGTGACGGGGAACGCCTGCAGTGAGTACAGGGAGCTCGCCGACTGCACAGAGCGCATCAAGCCGCTGCACGAGAAATACATCGGCGGGCAGGCGCCCACGACGGGCGTCGCGCTGCCGTCTGAACTGCCGCTCAACCTCAGCGAGTCCGAGGTGATCCGGCTGGCGGAGGGGTCCAAGCAGGGCGGCATCTTCCGGGACCTCTACGCCGGAAGTTATGAAAGCTACTACACCAGCCAGAGCGAGGCGGACCTGGCCCTATGCAATATGCTGGCGTTCTGGACGCGGCGCGACGAGGCGCTGATGGAGAGCATTTTCCGGAAGAGCGGTTTGATGCGGGAGAAGTGGGACCGCCGTGTGGGCAAGGGGACGTACGGGGGAAACACGATCCGCAAGGCGGCGCGGGAGTGCGCCCAAGTCTACACGCCGCGGCCGGACTACGCCGTTACGATCGGCGTGAAGCGGCCGGAGGAGATGCCCACAGTGCAGGCTGGCCGCGCCTACAGCTTCGACGACACGGGCAACGCGAGGCGGTTCCGCGACCGCTTCGGCGAGGTGGTGCGGTGCAATTTCACGGCGGAGCGCTGGATGTATTACGACGGCCGGCGCTGGACGGAAGATGACAACGGCTTCGTCCGCCGCATGGTGGACGAGGTGGTGGAGGAGATGGCGAACGGGGCGGGCGCTTACGTGGAGGCCCTGCCGCCCGGCGCGGACGAGGAGAAGGCGCTGGCGGAGTACCTCCGGCACGTGAAGACGAGCCGGTCCAGCAAGTCGAAAACCGCGATGCTGAAAGAGTGCGAGCAGCACCTGTCCATCAACACGAAGGACTTCGACAGGGACGAATCGCTCCTCTGTGTGACAAACGGCATCGTGAATACGGTGACCGGCGAGCTGCTCGACCACGACAAGGACCGGCTGCTCAGCAAGATCTGCCACGCGGAGTACACCGACAAGGTGGACTGCCCGAAGTGGAAGAGGTTCCTGGACGAGACCTTCGGCGGAGACGTTGACCTCGTCCGCTACGTTCAGAAGGCCGTGGGCTACTCCATCACCGGCAACACCCAGGAGCACTGCGCGTTTTTCATGTACGGGACGGGAAGGAACGGGAAGAGCACTTTCCTCGACGTCCTCAGCGAGATCCTCGGTGACTACGCCGTGAACATCCAGCCCGAGACGCTGATGGTCAAACAGGCCCAGGGCGGGCCGACCAGCGACGTGGCGCGGCTGAAGGGTGCGCGCCTGGTGACCACAGTGGAGCCGAACGAGGGGGCGCGGCTAAACGAAGGGCTGATCAAACAACTGACTGGCGGCGACCGCGTGACGGCGAGCCGGAAGTACGAGAACGAGTTCGAGTTTACGCCGGAGTTCAAACTGTGGATGGGCACCAACCACAAGCCGGTGATCCGCGGCACGGACATCGGTATCTGGAGCCGCATCCAACTGATCCCCTTCAACGTTCAGGTCCCGCCGGAGCGCGTCGACAAGGCGCTGAAGTACAAGCTGCTCGAGGAGGCCAGCGGCATCCTGTTGTGGGCCGTCGAGGGCTGCCTGGCGTGGAGACGGGAAGGGTTGAAACAACCACAGGCAGTGGCGGAGGCGAGCAAGGAATACAAAAACGAGATGGACGTGCTGGCCAGCTTCCTGGAGGAGTGCACAGAGGACGGCGGAGAGGCGGACAGCGGCGAGCTGTTCCGGTCCTACCTAGCCTGGGCGAAGGAGCTCAATGAGTACGAGATGAGCAGTACGAAATTCGGGCGGGAAATGGGCAAGCGGTATCAGAAAAGGAAGTCTTGCGGCAACTTTTACGTGGGCCTCCACATGAACGAGAAGTCGAAGCCGTACGCCATCAAGATCGGAAGTGGGGATGGTTGGAACAGTTTGACCCTGTTTCCTGGAAAGTCCCTAGGGACCATAAATACCCTCTAGGGGGTTTTGGGTAAAACGGCCTCAACCTACCGAACCTACCCGCAACCATTATCGTGTGGATAGAAGACGGAGGGCGCATGAAGCAAGAATACAGGGCGGTCATCGACTGGTATCTGGATCGCATGCGCAACGACGACCCGGACAGGATCAGGATGCGCCCGCAGTACGACTGGGACGACAAGAGTCGGGGCGCAATGGCCGGCGACGAAGTAAGCGGGCGCGGCCCTGATGACGATGCTGCGTTATTTGAGGGAGGTGGTGTGGAGAGATAGCGTCACTTACCCCGCCGCGCACACCGCGCACTGTTGGAACCAGGAGAAGCGGAGGTCCGGAAGGAAAACACAGCCATCGCGGCGGGCCAAGGGAGGCGGCACAATTGGTGCTGACGATACTACCAAGACACATCTACCCGGCCCGCGATGGGCTGAAAAGGGAGGACACCATGAAAATCAAGACCATCATAAGTCAGTACCGCAGGGACTTTCGCGCAGACTACGAATGCGAGGGATGCGGACATATTGTAGAGAACGCGCAAGGCTATGATGATGCGTATTACCATCAAACCGTCATCCCGAAAATGGAATGTCCGAAGTGTGGGCAGAGCGCCATAAGCCTGAAAAGCGACTACCGCCCGCTGATGACAAAGTACCCGGAGGGCTACCAGGTATGAGCACACCAAACAACGCCACCGGCACAACCTACATTGACCGCGCTGGAGACAACTACCTGGAGCGGCCCAAGGCAGGGCGGCTTGACGAGATCAGGGCAAGGGTCGCGGCGTATGAAGAGGCGTTGACCGCGCCGACCCAGGCCGTGTGGGAAAAACAGATGATGATGCTGCAATTTGCATACAGCGACCTGAAGTACCTGATTAGCGAATTGGACAGGATGGGAGGGAGTGCGCCATGACGCATAACATGACCTACGAAGCCGCGGCCCGGGCGCTGATGGCGATCTATGTCGAATGGCCGGACGCGATCCCGGAAGGATGGGAAGAGCAGGGCAAGGAGGCGCTGTGGATGGCGATTAAGATGATGATGGGGACGGAGGGCAAAAATTACTGCTCAGTATGCAAAAGCTATACAGTGGAAAAACAAAAACCAGGGAAATATGTTTGCCTAAAATGCGGAGCACGGTCTGCGTACAAAACGATCATTGATGATGATGGCGCAGATATGCTGCCGAAAAGCGGGTGCGGGAGCGGGCTGGAGGAGGAAGATATTGAGCAGGACAAATTGCGTCGCTGTGGGTGCGGAGGTTATGGGAAATTGTATCGTGCATACGATGGAACGTGGTGCGTCCAGTGCGACTGTGGAGTGTCCACGCTTCATGGCAGCGCGGATGAAGCCACTGAGACTTGGAACCGTGCGATGGGAGGCGAGCGGGGATGACAAGGGATGAGGCATTAAAAAAGCTTTCATGGGTTCGGACGAGCGAGAGAAAGCCAGAGCCGGACGAGAGTGGATGGTGTGTTGCGCATGATATCGCGTGTCATCCAGACGGACAACATCATTTTCATATCATTAACGGACATAACCTCGCATACTATGGCGCTGATGAATACGACTACTGGCTCCCGCTCCCGCCGCTGCCGGAGGTGGAAGGATGACGATGGTGTTTCACCGCTGCGGTGAAAGTACCACGACCAGTGAAACGATGCGTTATTCGCTGAACGACTGAAAAATGCGGATTCCGCAGTCGTTAGTCGCAAAGTCGCACGGTCACACGCACGAAACTCGCACGGTGACTTTCAGCGTAAAGCGGCGCTCTAAGTCCAGCCGAAAGCCAATGATTTTGTTGACGTCAACAAGACGATGGAGAGGCGGTGATGCGATGTATTGTGAGGCGGCGGTAAAGTGTCCGTGCTGTGGTGGATGGATGTGGTGGCACTTTGATTTCCGATATGGACAAAGCTTTATGTGGCACGAATGTCAGATGTGCGGATATAAACCGGATGAACACCAGATTACAACAACCAGCACGAAAAACTGTTTCTGAAAGGCGGTGAGGCCTTGAGGTGACACAAGGTGCATTGGTCCGGCTGGCCGGCGCGTCGCCAGATATCTGGGTCCCCGACCGCGCTGATTAGCCTGGACCGGCCCGCCCCGGGGCGGCGATGCTCTAGTGCATCGAGGGGCCGTCCCGGGCGGGTATAAAAAGCGGCGTACGACTGACGACTATACCCGGAAGGGAGGGCGCAGTGCTCAGATACACAGACATTACTGGCAAGGAAATCGACAAGGTCAAGACCGCAATCGAGCGGTTGAAGGCGTTCGAGCCGAAAGATGGGTATTACCTTGCGTTCAGTGGCGGCAAGGATTCCTGCTGTATCAAGGCGCTGGCAGACATGTCTGGCGTTAAGTATGACGCGCACTACAACGCGACAACGATTGACCCTCCAGAACTTGTGCGGTTCATTATGGCAAAGCATCCAGATGTTGTGTTTGAAAGGCCAGCGTTGCCGATGCGGAAATTGATCGTGGAGCGAGGAATGATGCCAACCAGGATGCGACGATATTGTTGTCACGTGCTAAAGGAAGGCGGTGGTAAAGGCCGCATTGTGGTGACCGGGGTGCGCTGGGCCGAGTCAAATCGCAGGCGGGCGCAGCATGGCGTGGCGAGAGTGGGAGAAAGAAAAGACAGAAAAGTATTTATCATGAATGACGACAACGACGATTCTCGCCGCATGGTCGAGCAATGTTACCGTACTCAAAAGACGATGGTCAACCCGATTGTGGACTGGCTTGACGAGGATGTGTGGGAATTCATCAGGACAGAAAAACTGCCGTACTGTTGTCTGTACGACGAAGGCAAAAAGCGCATTGGGTGCATTGGGTGTCCGATGGCAAGTATCGTCGAGCGCGAGGCAGACTTTAAGCGCTGGCCGCAGTACGAGCGGATGTACAGGACGGCGATTGCGGAAATGCTCGATGTGCGAAAGGCAAAAGGCAAAGTAATCAAACCAGGACTGGACACAGCGGACGGTGTGTTCGACAGGTGGATGGAGCGGACAAGGCCGATGGACGAAAACCAAACCATGATGGATATGGACGATGATAATGATGCGATTGTGTGATGGGCCGCATAATTTAGCGGGGAATAGTGTGAGGAAAACGCATAATTTCGGACGTAAGTGTTGTGAGACGAGAGTTGGTGGAGCAAATCGTAGTAGGTTGGAGCTGGTTGGAGTAGTTTGGGGGCGGCAGATACACCCTACAAATCCCGGATTCCGTGCAAATTGTAGGTTGTGAAAGACACGATTACGGCACGGAGTAAAAACGGGCCGCACTGGCAGCAGGATTACGACATACCGTCCAACACCGTGCATGTTTCGTCCAAGATACCATGCAAGTTGACCGCAAAAGACTCCAGCGGAAAAGCACAAAAGTCTCCAGTGGAAAGCTGCCAAAGTATGGAGCGAAAAGCCGCCAAAACATGGAATGCAATGTCGCAAACAGTCGTAAGCAGTCGCAAGTTGGACGCAACATTGTCGCAAGTTGGACGCAAAATGAGGAGGGGAACAGGATGACGCGGGAAGAGGCGGCAACGATGATGCAGTCGCAAATTGACCGCATCGAGGAATGCCAAGCGTATGAGCAACAGTCGGAAGAACAGTACCATGACGGAAACAGGCGCATAGAAATGTTTCGCATTGGAATAAAGGCCCTTCGCGGCCCCGTCCCCGACCCTTCCACCGGCCTTGTGCCGTGCGGTTGCGGGGGGAAAGCATTGTATTATCTCATGCCTAATATAGACGCGGGTATGATGAGCATCTACGCAGTTTGCCCTGAATGTGGGGAGAGAAGCGGGACGGTTGTTGGAATGTATGACCTTTCGGCTGATGGAATAAAAATGATCGTCCGTGACGCATGGAACCGTGCGATGGGATACCGCGAAAAACCACTGAACGCAACACCCGAAAACAACGGAATGGAATGACAAAAACACTACAGAATCAGCATTTTGTGGCATGGACGTCAGAAAGTGGACAGAAAACGAGAGTTTCAAACCTGCACTTTAGAAAGTCCGCGCAGTTGGCGCAAAAGACACGACAACTCAAAGAAAGGCGGTGCCCTATGATCAGCGCGTGGTGGTTACTGCTCATTGTGCCCGTGGCGGCAATTATCGGCCTGTTCGCGGCGGCGCTCTGCCGGATCAGCTCAGAGGTGGACAATAAGGACAGCAAGCGGCTTGCGGGTCCTGACAGCGACAGGCGGCGTCACTCATGATGGTCGGTGCGTCGCTTGGCAACCTGGTGCCGATTCAGGCTGTCCGGCGCGAGCGGGCCGTGTCGGACTACTACTGCGCGGACTGGTACAACTCGCCGCATAAGCTGTACGAAAACCTTTGCGACGCGGGCCAGCAGTCTAGGGGCGAAGCCTGCCGCAATTGCGAGTCCCAGTGCCGCGTTTGGAAGGCGGCTGATCCAGATAGGGCACCGCCCACAGCCAGCTGCGTCAGACCATTATGGGACGCGGCGCAGGCCAATTTACGCGCAGCAGGGCGACGGCGAGCCCGTGCTGTATCCTGGCATCGAGATCGCCGTGCGCGAGACCGGCGTGTCCATCTACCATGTGCGGCTGATCTGCAGGGGTAGGATAGAGCGTGTGCGAGGGTGGCGGTTCTGGCTAAAGGGGGCAGCTTGATGCGCGATTACCCATTGAGCATGGACAGCTTTGGGATTAGCAGAGAGGCATACCGTGAATTGTACTGGTTCTGCAGGCGCTACCCAGAGATGAGGATGCGTGTTGATCAGCAGGCGCAGCCCGGCCACTGGCTGACAGGTATGCCAAGAGGCAGCCAGCCAAGCGACCCGACGGCACAAGCGGCACTGCGCAGGGACAAACTGATCCGCGACTGTGAGTTGATTGAGCAGGCGGCGATCGAGGCGGGCCCGGAGTGCTATCAGGCGCTGCTGCGAAACGTCACGCTGGGGGATGCCTTCGAGCAGGTCGAGCCGTACTGCGGGCGCAGGCAGTTCTACGCGGTGCGCCGAAAATTCTTTTATCTGCTTTCCTTAAAAAGGGACACCGCGGGGCAGTTCAAATAGTGTATAGTGGTAGCGTGGATCGTTGCGAGGCGATCCATTTTGATTCAGATACTTTTTGCCGGTGCGCGCCGCGATCGTCCTCCTTTCGCGGTGTGGGAATAGCGCATTTTTTGAGCGGCGGGGCAGCGTTATATGGCGTGTCACAGGAGGCGGAGGCGGCATGGAGCAGGCGACCTTTCTGATCGTGTGCGCGGCGGTGGGATGGATCTGCTATAAGTGGGGCTTCGACGAGGGCGTGATCATGACCAGCAACGAGCTGGCGGATCAGGAAGCGGAGGACCAGACGAGTGCGAAGTGACGCCGAGATCATCTGGCGCGAGTTCGGGATGGTCCCGGATGTCACCATCTGGCCGCTGGCAGACGTCCACCTGGGCGCGGAGGAAAGCGATTGCGCTGCCTTTGAAAGGCTGGTTGAGGAGATCGCGGCTGAACCAAGATGCTATGTGATTTTGGCCGGCGACCTGATCGACAACGGAATCAAAAATAGTGTCACAAACTGCTATCGACAGACCATGCGTCCGAGCGACCAGAGGCGCGAGATGGCCAGGATACTGGACAAGATACGCAGCAAGATCATCGCCTTCCTGCCTGGCAACCACGAGCGCCGAAACGGCAAAGAGGTCGACAACGATCCATGCTATGACATCGCGTGCAAGCTGGACCTGGAAGACATCTACCGCGAGGACATGGCCATCATACGGATCGGCCTGGGCAAGCGGCCGACCAATGGCAAGGAGTACGTGTACACGGTAGCCTGCGTACACGGTAGCGGTGGCGGCATGTATCCAGGCGCGACGGTCAACCGCAATGACATGTACCTCCAAGCGCTTGATGGTGTGGACATACTGATCAGTGCGCATAGCCATAAGCCCTATGCCTTGCGCGGGTCCAAGCTAGTGCTGAACATCGAGAACCGCAGAGTGACGCAGCGCCCTACCCTAAGCATGTGCGCGGGGTCATGGCTGGCATACGGTGGCTATCCAATCCAGAAGCAGCTGAGGCCAGTCGCAGAGCCTGGAGCCAACAGGCTGGTGCTGTCGGGCACGCGCTACAGGTTCGAGGCGGTGGTGTAAGGATGGCAGTACGTCCCTTACACTTCTGCAATCACGGAGGGTGTAGCGTCATGACAAGCGACACCTACTGCGCTAAGCACGCCCCACTACACACCTACATCGACAACCGTGACAGCGCGCCCGATCGTGGGTACGACGCCAAGTGGAAGACAGTGCGAGACCGATACCTGCGCAGACATCCTTTGTGTATGCGGTGCGCAGCACAAGGCCGCACAACCCTGGCTAGTGTGGTGCACCATGTCTGGGCGATCAGTGATGGCGGGCCGAGGCTGGATGTGGGCAACCTACAAGCCTTGTGCCGGGACTGCCACGAGATCACGCACGGACGCAAGGCAGAGCACAAAGCCTGGGACGAAACAGGATGAACGCGCTGGTTGAAGACGCCCACCAAGGTCAGGGGAAAACTAGTTGGGCGCTGTGATGGGGGGCGGGGTGGGGAGGGGCCGGTCGAGGCTCTGGCCGCGATCCGCCACGAAC